GATGAATGCCCGCAATTCTGCGGCGTTTGCTCTGTCTGTCATGAGTATCTCCTTTCACTCATTTATCACGCCAGCCTGTCTGGCGATTGCTTCCAAGTCGTCTAGGTCGGTGTCGCTGCATAGATCGTCGATCCTTCGCAGCGCGTTTATGACCGATGTGTGATCCCGGTTAAACTCCCTGCCGATCTGAGGCAAGGAAAGGTCCAGATAATCCCGCGCAATAGCCATAGACGCGAACCGCGCCCTGACAATGTGCCGATCACGTCGCGGCCCGATGATTTCGGCCACCGTTACGCCTGTTGATTTGCTCACGGCGTCTATGACGCGGGCAAGGGGTCGCTTGTCTGTCAAAAAGTCTCCTCTGGGAAAGTAGGTCACTTGCCACCCCCGAACCTGCGCGGCACAAAGCCAGCTTCCGCCACAATCTCAGCCGCGCGTTCTGCGCTGATGCGCTGCCGATCAAGATCTTGATCCGGTCGCGGCAATGCAGCCACGCGCTTGGACCGATGCGCCATGATGATGCCGCGAATATCGCCCTCGTTTGGCATTCGGCGCGGGTTGGTACTGACCCATTCACGACATGCGCTTTGAACCTCTGAGAGAGGGAAATCCTGTAGCGCCTCCATCCAGTCAGAGATTGCCCGGTCATGCGCGAGACTGCCACGATCTCGATCCCATCCGAACCGGTCCATTTTTTTAGCCATGATTTCCAGCTCCAGCGCGACCATTGCCCTATGCCGGTCTAAGTCGCGCCAGTCGAGCGATTTGCTCAAGGGCAGGGTCAGTCCGGTTTTCGGGTCGGTTGGATGTAGCGTTGTCAGTTCGGTTGTCATAATTGCCCTCCATCAATTTCGTGAAATTTGCGGCCTTGGCCAGCCAATCAAAGCCAAAGCCCGTCCAAGGGTTCGGTGTGCGCCCACGGCAGAAGTCGCTGGCGTAGGCGCGGCGCAATGCGTCCTCCCAGCCTTCCAGCCCACCGCAATCCTTCAACCGGGCGCGAAGTTGCTTAGAACGGTTCGGGGTTAGTTTCTGGACTTGCGGCCATCCCGCGCGTTCCGCCGCTTGGTTGTATCGCGAAACTGCATGCGAAATTTCATTTGCATGGCAAGGAACGTCGTCAGAAACCGACAAGGATACGCTAGTATCCTCTACTCTTATATCTGGTTCTGGTTCTGGTTCTGGTTCTGGTTCTGGTATGCTTTTATTTGGCTTAACCGAAACGGAACCGTTCGATTTTGTTAAGTTGTTGGCAACCTTAGATTTTGGCCTGCCACCTTTGGCACCATTTGAACGGTTCTTTCCGATTTTTTCTTGCGTATTTTCCCAAGTTTTTTGCAACTTTTCTTGCGTAATCTTGCCATCTTCGACACGAAAGCCTGACACGGTTTCCATCAGACGCGCCTTGATCTTGCGCCACTTAGCAGGCGTCAAGCCAAGGATGCGGGCGTTGTCCTTGTCGTCATCAGGCACCCACGCATTGCGCCGCCACATAGCCGCCAGCAGCAGCATGTAAGCGCCGTGTTCTTCGGTCGTCAGGTGCGTTGTGTCCGCTAGGTAGGCGTCCCAATACATCGGCATTGCTGGGGCCTTGCTCATTTCAAAGCCTCGCGGATTGCGCTTATCGCATCGCTAACCGGCACCTGAAACCACTCGCCACGAACGCGATGTTCATCTAGTGCGCGATGAACATTTTGTTCTGCTTCAACGTGAGACAATCCCAATCTTGGACTTGCGTAGAACGCAAAGCAAATTTCAAAGGGCGATCCGGTTTGTAAAGACACAAGCCGACTTCGGACGCTTGACGTGCTGCCAATCTTCACAAATGGCGTTTCCATCATGTCCAAGACGTAAACGACTGCGCCGCTTGTGCGCCTCGGAACGCCGTCAGGAAAAGGATTAACGCATTCGCTCCCAGGCGAAATTTCAAAAACACTTGGCTTCATTAGTGGCATATATTGCCCCTTTCTCCTTGGGGCCGGGTCTTGAACGCATCACCACAATGCGCTACAAATTACCCAGCGTTAGATGCGTCTTTTCTACCGCCTAACCAGCGGAAAAGCAAGCGGCCCTGCCTCACGGTTAGGGTCGCTTGTCATTTCAAAACCCGGTCGCCCACCACCTGCCCGACAGTCGGCACAAGACGAGAACCGCCGCGCATGATCTGCATAGCCTCCTCGGCTGTCGTGATTGTCGCGCATTGGCCGCGCCATTGGCCGTGCCACGCGATTTCATCATCGGTCAGCTTGCGTGCGCTTGGCGGCTTGGCAGGGTCTTTGATCTCGAAGAGCCAATTCGCGCCTTGAAATCCGCATAGAATATCAGGGCAGCCTTGCCCCACGCGGTGAAGGTGCTGCACGGTCACGCCGTATTGGCGAAGTTCCTTGACCAGCGCCGCCTGGTTGTCGTCCGCCTTTGCTGCCCATCTAGGCATTTCGCGCCTCCAGCTCTGCTGCCAAAATCGCGCGGCCAATCATTTCGGGGATTTGCGGGACAACGGCATTTCCGAGGGCTTTAAGTCGGTCCACCCTTCGGGGAACCCCATGAGCCACTCGACCCACGTCGGGTTCAGGGAGCCACCTTGCCCACCCTGCGGTGAAACCGCTGTGTTTAGCCTGACTTGTTGGCCCTTCGCCTGCCTGTCCTGTAGGCTTTGATGTGACCACTTGTCCGCATCTGATGCGTTCGGCGTCGGCCATAGTTTCCGAACATCCGCTTGCACCGCTTCGGCAAGGTTTAGACCGAACCCCGAATGAGATCGTTTGATTATGGTCGCATCTCTTGTTCCTGGCCCTGCCGATCGCCCGTCCATCGTTTTCGGTGTCGGCCACATTTTCGGAATTTTGCCTTGCGCTTCCATCGGTGACTTGCCGTTCAGCATCTGCATTGCCTCGGCCTCTGACAGATCGCCGCTGACCACTTTCGCCCGCAACATCCGAACATTGCCCTCGCACGGTCGGCTTGGCGCAGTCGTTGCGGTTGGCCACAACCCATGTGCGGTCGCGCCGGTGCGGGGCGTCAACGGCGCAAGCTGGAATAATAAACGGCCGGCAGGCGTAACCTTGTCCTTCCAAGTCAGAAAGCACGTCATCGAGGCCCATGCTGACGTGACCAGCAACGTTTTCTCCAATGACCCAAGCGGGCCTGAGTTCAGCCACGAGCCTACCAAATTCCGGCCAGAGGTGGCGGTCATCTTCCTTGCCTCTGCGCTTCCCGGCGCTGGAAAAGGGCTGGCAGGGGTATCCTCCGCAAATAACGTCAACTGTTCCGTCAATGTCGCTTCCTTTCAGTGTCCGCACGTCAGGGAAGCACGGCACATCAGGCCAATGCTTCGCCAGAACCGCGCGGGGAAATGGTTCGTATTCGCAGAACGCAACGGTTTCAAAGCCGCCCGTCCGCTCTAGGCCAAGGCTAAATCCGCCGATGCCGCTAAATAAGTCCAAAACTTTCAGCTTCACTTTAGCGCCTCCAATTCTGCCCGCATCCGTTCATGCAGCGCCAGCTTGCCGCGCTCACGTAGCGCTACAACGCCCTCCTTGCCCCGCTTTGCCTCTGCCCTCTCTACAAGCCGCTCGTGCGCCTCTGCGGCGCGTCTGGCGATTGCCGCGCGTATATCGTCGGTCATATGGTGTTGCGCTCCCTCGCTTCGATCATGTCGATTGTCTTCTGTAGCCACGTCACGTCCTTGCCATACTCGCGTTTCCAGCGACTTGGATGCTGGTGCAAAGCGATCTTGCTGGTGTCCATCAATCCCTGATGATGCCCCTCACACAGAGGGATTGTCATGCTGTCAGGTACTTTGCGGAACGATCCGCGCTGGTGAATGACATGATGCGCCTGCGTTGGGCTTTGCTGTGGCAGGCCGTAGCTTGCGCAGATGATGCAGGGCAAAGCTCGGACCTTTTTAAGCCACGCGGGATCCGGTTTTTCTCGCTCAGGTTTCGCTGTTATCGGTCTGTTGGTCAGGTTCATGTGCAAACTCGCTTTCATATTTAAGCGCCTCCGGGTCGATCAAGGCCACGCCCTGCGCCCGGTAATGCGCCTGCATTGCGTCCATGTATTCGGTCAGCTCCTTGACCGTCATTTCGCGCGTCATTGCCAAGATGCCCCGTTCAAAGAGGAAGCACTGCTGCTCGTAGGTCAGGCCGTCGAACATCCGTTCCCATACCCGCGACCATACTGGATCACGACGCCGGATCGGCACGCCGTAGGCCACATGGCATTGGCCCTTAACCTGCATCGCGGTCATGTCGCCGTAATGCGCGGCAATTTGGCCGTACCATTTGTGTATTAGCGCGTTCTGAGACAAACTGCGCCTGTCGCCGTCGCCTATGGTGATGGTGAAGGGCAGGGGAAGGCCAGTAATCATACTGGCCACCCGTTGCGCCTCTTGTTCGGTCAAGACGCGAATTGATTTCATGCCCGCGCCTCTAGTTCTGCCAACTTGGCCTTCACCTGCTGCACGAAGTCGCTCACCTTTTCGCGCAACTCAGCTTGCAACTTGGGATCAGCATCAACATGGGTGATTTGCATTTTCAGATGCTCAGGAAATGATGGGTTGAACGATACGAAGTCACACCACGTCCGTCCGGTGCATTCCATCTGCCATTGCATTTGCAGCATGTAGCCCTTGTCGATGGTGCCGCCTGTTAGGTTCTTGATATGTTTGGCAGGCTGCGGGCATTTGATTTCAATCAGCCCGCCATCACCGATTAGGCCATCCGGCGAAGCGCCGCTCCACTCGATTGACGGGTGAGCAATAAAGCCCACCTCTGCCACTTCGTTGCATGTTTCCAACTCATAGAACGCCCGCGCTTGTGGTTCCGTTTCGTTGCCATGATCCATCGCCGCGCTTTTGAACGTCTCAACCGGTTGGCCCGTCAGCCGCTCGCATACAAGCTGCGCCATGTAGTTCTGATACCCGGCTGCGGTTTTTGCCATCATCACGTTAGAAAGTGCGGAGGCGGTTACCCGCCCCGCTCGTTCCGCCAGCCATTCTGCGCTGCCCTGCTCACTCATCGCCCAGAGCCTCCGCGAGAACGTCACTAAGCGACCGCTGGTTCTGCTCTGCATTTGCCGCGATGGTTGCTGACAGCTTCTTCATGGCCCGGTCGAAGGCATCTGCGGGGAACTGCTCAAGCGATGGTGCGCCATAGGCCACGCATATCTTTGCTTCGGGAACGCCCGCCTCTTCTGCCGCGTCACGCAAGCGAATAAATTGATCTGCGGTGATTGTTCGCGGTGCCGCCTTGGCCGCTGCATTGCCATCGTCGTCCTCTGGCGCGATGCCCGCCAGCGACATAAGCCCATACCTGCGGCCATATGTGATCGCGCTGCCAAGCCCCTGCATGTCATTTTTCGCCACGATTAGCGGGATCGCGCATTCGAGAACCTCCCCGCTGCTGTGAATGAATTTCGTCACGACAACGCGGCCAGCCTCAGTCTCTGCAAGCGGCTGTATGACCGCTATGCCATTCGCGTTAAGCGCCGGCATGGTCGCATCTACGACCGACGCAAGATCAGCGTATTTGCTTTTGAAATGCGAGTTTTGCGCCGATTTAAGCGCCTTTCCCATTTGCGCCTGCGCCGCCGCAAGCGCGGTTGCAATGTTGGCGTGAGTAGTGATATTTTCAGACATGTTTTAGCTCCTGCTGCCCTGCCTTATGGCGGGGCTTTTTTTCAGTGAAAGTTAAACGCATCGAGAGGCAACATCTCGCCCGCCGCTTCGCTCAGCTTGCGATACCACGACGCCGGGAATTTGCCCCGTTCGATGTGTAGCTCAATTACCCGCTCTTTGACGCCCATTGCTGTCATGATCGCGGGAACACCCATTTTGAGTGCAATTTTACCTGCTGTGTTCATGCCCCTTTATGCCGTGTGTAAATTATTTTCGCAAGGGGCTTGCGTAAGGGTATTTCACGCGGTAGGGTTTTTGCATGGGCGATGATGCCCGGATGATAGGAGATACAACCATGTTTACAGTTCAGATCAATCTTGACGGGCAGTGGGTCGCGACCGATTGCACTGGCGAAAAGGCAAAGTGCGATGCAGAGGCTCGGTCTTGGCTCATGTTTTACGCAAGTGATGAAATTCGCGTTGTGTCCGCATGACCCCCACCCTCGCCGCCGCCCTTAACGAGCTTGGCGTTATCCCCCGCGCCAAGCCCGCCCAGAAACCGAAACCCGCCACCGGCCCGATCCGGGTCGTCACTGGCGAACCTGATTTTTGAAAGGAAAACACATGCAACATCTTGAACGCTGCACCATTTGGAACAAGCCAAAAGACCCGGCGAATTGGCTCAACAGCCTGCGCGATGCGTTTGTAA